GAGCTTACTGGAGCTTTTACTCCATGATGTTTTCTACCAGCTGCATTTAATCCGCCTGATGGACTTTGATGTTCTTTAAGTGCCACTTATCCAACTAATGTTTTCTTTTTTGGAAAACCAGCTTTCATATTGCTGTATGCTTTAGATGATACAGTGGATTTTGATTTTGATCTTGATGTGCCAGCTTTTTTTCTAGCGTTCATGTTTGCATATAAACCTGTTTTTGCCATTTGAAATCCTTATAAATAATTTGATAACTTTAAGGACAGCCGCATAACGACTGTCCTTAAATTTTTAGTGTCTAGTTAATAACATAATGAATGTTAAAAGACATGTCACCAGCAGTACCACCAGCAGCTTGCATAGTTGCAGCTATATAGTAATACCCACCAGGATCCACTGCATCACCAGCAAGAACGTGCATTTTCTGCCCAGCCGTGTTGATGTTTGCAGCTTCGAAACGAAGATCTGCCAATGCAGCAGCATCAGCCACCGCACTTGCAAATAAATCTTCGTCTACTACTGCTCCAGCAGCTGTGTAAATCCCAACATTGAAAGTACAAGATCCGCCAAGCGTATCTGAACCTACAAATATTTGAGACACAACAGCATTACTTGGTATTGGTGCTAGCATAACAATATCATTGTCATCACTATCACCAGCGGCAAGAGCTATAGTTCCTTGTGCTACACGAACCACGCCATGTAGAAGTGCAGCACTATTTTTAACTGTTGGTACAGCTTCAAAATTAGCTACTAAAGTTGAGTTCTTAGTACCCATAATTTACCTTCCTTTCTATGCTTCGTGGCATGGAATTTGAAATACTTTTTCTTCTTCCATACGAGTTGCACCAATTGACATACAATAGTAAACTTGCGTACTGTAATTCTTATCAGAACGTTCATCTATTTTTGACTGTACATCTTTACCAATTGCTAATTTAATAGCATCTTGAGTAAAGGCATAAGCCAGTCTGTCATCGGTATTGGTTCCATCAAGTTTTAGTCTGTTAGACGTAATGAATTTAAATCCTAAGAATGAATCCACTTGTCCTTGAGCTAAAGCTTTTACCGTATTGAAATCAGAATTTTTGATTTCAGTGGTGTTTAACAAATCAGAGATTTGTTGTGGGCCACATACGATATACCTTGATATTGACGGGTCTACGTCCTTTTCATCAAATCTTTTCTTAGCCGCTAGTAACTTGGCTATTGTAAGACCGTCAGATTGATTGCTTGTTGCAAACTTGCTTACAGCGGGCAACGCAGTAGATGTACTACCAGTTGTTCCAGTGAAAGCAGCTCCACCAAGAGCCGAGATAACCACGTCATCAATCGATCTATTCATCGCAGCTGCCGCAGCTTTTGCGTAGCTAGATGTTGGATCGATTAGCATGCGGACTTTATCAATATCATCGATAAGGTCAGCAAAGACATAATCTTCAAGGCTTACTCTTCTTCGTGCGTGAGGTGTATCAATCTGTGGAGTATCAGCATGACGAGTGGTTTTTAGCTGTGCAGCTACAGAACCGATTTGCTCGAAAAATGCATTTTTTCCAGTGATTGTTTCAACATCAACAGCACTACGAAGTTGTGATCCCATTTGCTGAGATAACATTTGCACGTTAGCCGAGTATTGCTCGACAAACGCAGTCGTAATTTGAGAACTCATAGTTTCTCTCCTTCTGTGTTATGTTAAGTTATTAAAAATTTCAGAAAGTTATCCTCACGGGTTTTCTTACAAATTACGTTTGCTAATCGGCTAATCTATTCCTAGCTGTCAAGTAAAGTCCTAACTTGTCGGATTATTCTACTGAATCGGGATGTGCCATTTGACGTAACTGAAATACTTGATCCACGGTTGCTTGATGTTGCGGATGCATTTTATCCCAGTATGGTGAGTTTGGTGCTGTGATTTTTGAAATCTCAGCATTAGCTTCATTGGGTGTCATGGCCCCTGAAGAGGTTTGATCGGCAGTAACGGTATCTTCACTAAAGTTACTGGATAAACTTACCAGGCTTTTAATGAAAGTTGCGTTATCACCTAACAACGATCCATCTTCAAGTTTAATACTTGCAAAATCAGAACCAAAAAATTTAGAAAATATGCCATCAGCTTGTGATAATTTTTTATCATAAGCTAAACCATATTCTTTTCTAAGGTCTGTTTCTGCGGTTTCTCTTGCTGCTAGTGCAGTTACTTCTGTCGATTCAAGGCTTTCTTTTTCTAAGCCTGAATACCAATCAATTAACTTTTGAGCTTGAGAATTATTAAGTCCAGCTGCATGAGCTGCTTCTTGATAGCCTGGAAGGTTAGTAGCTTCCATGCCTTCAACTGGTACTTGATAATTAATTTCATATTGGTCCGCAGCTTCTGGTCGACCCAGTTTACTGTAGACTTCATTCCAATCATTATCAGTTGAGTGTTGATTGGGTAAACCAATTTTATCTGCTCCGACCATACGTTGTGCATGGACATAACCTTTAGCTAGTTGATCTATATCTTTAATGTTAGCTAATGATGCTTCACCTCTAATATCTTCAGGTAAGCTATCAATAAAATTTATTGGTTGAGTTGGTGTTGGTATTGATGTTGGTGTCTCAGATTGCGTGGGAGTTTGTTGTTCCTCGGCAACAGTTGTCTGTTCTTCTGACATCTATTTCTCCTTATGGTTTATCATTTGATTGATAAATAAAAACACAGAGCGTGTGCCTTCATTTATTTGTGACGCACTTGCATCACCAGGTACATAGGTAGTATTGTTAGCAAAGCATCTACGACCTAAATCGTTCAATACTTTTTGACCTTCGTCAGATCCGAATGTTGCTTGATACGCTTCAGTCATTTCTTTCATTAGGTTTTGTTGTTCTTTAATTTGCTGATTTTGTTGTTCATCAGTCATATTATTCTCCTTCAGTTAGGGTTTTAACCATTGGAGCTGCTTGTTGGGCCATTTGTGCTTCTTGCATCTGTTGTTGTTGTTCAGCAGCGGCTTGCTCGGCTTCAGCTCGTTGGGTTCTTATTTCTACAATCTCTTTATCAGATCGTAAAACTTTTCGAGGGACACCTAAAACATCGGTAATATGTTTAACTAACATATCAGGATCGATGTGGTCCATAACTGGTAGACGATCACTTAATGGTGCAATCATTTCCATAGTTCTCATAATAGCTTGTACATCACCTGAACGTTGAGAACGTGCTAGTGGTGATACATATTCAATATCAATTGTTTGACCTTGTAGTTGCTCTGGTGGCTCAGGTAACATTTTGGATCTTACTAAAATATTAAATGAACGATCAATTAATGGCTTTAACATCTCAGCTTGTAAACGGCCTAAGACGGGTGCTAGCATCCGCATCTTCTCTTCGTTACGTTGCATAACTTCTGTAGCTGTCATTCTTTGACTTTGCTCAGATATTAATTGGTCAATAAAATATGTTTGTTGAATAGCAGCTCTACGTTGCTCTTCAAGATTAATACCTACTGGAGTATTTGCTCCGATGTTTAATGGTTCAATACGATCACGACTACCTGAACGATAAAAGTTTAAACCACCTGGTTGAGTTCTTACTGGTAAGACAAAGCTGTCATCAGGCACGAGTAGGGGTGGATCTACCATTTTCTGTGCTGCTTTAATAGTTGTCTCAGACATTTTGTTTAACATCTTAATATCAGGCAGTGCTGACATAGATGGTGAACGACCATAAGTTTCACTAGATGATTTTAACCAACGTGGAACTACATACGGAAACTCATTGTAACCTGATACTGAAATAATTGTGCTTTCATCTTTGTCATAATAGATTGATGTAAATGGCATAGACAAATTATCCATTTTATATGGATTAGTTTTGTCATTCGGTTTTACACAATGATATAAAGTAACTTCTTCGTAAGGATGTTCCTTAGCAGTTTGTAACATTCGTTTTGGTAATTTATCACCAAACTTTGCTAATGCAGCTCTAGCAGACATTTTAAATTCACGATGAATAGTATCAACTATACCTTTATGATTTTCTGCTGCATAAATTTCTTTAATGTGTCTGGTGCTAAATCTTAAAATATTATCTTCATCAGGTTCAATTAACATGCAAGATGTACCGAAAGCCACAAGGTCTGTATAGACTTCGTGAATTTCTTGTTGGAAATTAGATCGTGCAAATGCTGTGTACATTGTACGAGTTGCAGACTCTAGCCATTCCTGGGCTTCTTCATCACCACTAAAAGATTCATCTTTAAATCTCATACTAAACCATGGTGACGCTGAGTTAGTCAGCATACCATGGAGTGATGAAGCTAACAATTCAAGTGCGTGAAGAGCTGTGCCATCATAAATAAATTCTGTACGTTTATCTCCCTTGCTTCTTGATTTGGTAACATCGGCTCTACGAGGTAAACAATAGTCAGCCACTTCTTGCCAGTGACTTTCCCAGTTAGACCTAGTAGTTCTTAATTTTTCAAATTGTGCTTTTAGATCGTTAGCGTTCATATTTTACCCATTAAAGTTTTTTTATCTTGCCGCATGGCGTTTAGGCCATACATGTTATTCATTTGAGTAAAAACCTTGCCTTTTTTTTGCAATGGTTTCATACCTTTAGTCATGTCAGTTGCAGCTGCAAATTTAATTGGAGCATTAAGTACGGTTGGTGAGTTATACATTTAACCCAATAGTGTTGGTTTATAAACTACAGGATCACCTAAGACACCTTTAGCAGCAGTTTTAATTAAAGGTTTACGACCTTTTTTCTTTCTATCAATAGCTTCAGCATTACCAACAGAAGTAGTTTCTGCGTTAGACCCAGCCTTAGAATCATAGTTGGCTGCATTAACTCTACCTAGTTCTGCTTTCTCTGAAGCAGCTTTGTCAGCGGCAGCTTTCGTAGCAGCGGCAGCATCTGCGGCAACTTTATCAGCGGCAGCTTTGTCAGTAGCAGCTTTCTCTGTAGCGGCTTTCTCTGCGGCAACCTTTTTAGCAGAAGCAGCAGTAGCAGCAGCTTTAGCAGCGGCAGCTTTGTCAGTAGC